ATACTGGTAATACTTTTGCTGGTGTATTAAATGGTAGATTTAAAGTGTACATAGACCCATACAGTGCAAACAACACAGCGAAGCATTACTTCGTAGTTGGTTATAAAGGTACTTCACCTTATGACGCAGGTATGTTCTATTGTCCTTATGTTCCACTACAAATGGTGAGAGCAGTTGGCCAAGATACGTTCCAACCAAAAATCGGTTTCAAAACAAGATACGGCTTAATTGCTAATCCTTTTGCTGAAACTGGTGCACAATCTGGTGCTGCTACTGCAGTAACTGATTCTGGTTCAGCGAATGCAAACAGATACTACAGACGTGTTCAAGTTGCGAACTTAATGTAATATTTGTTGACAAACAAATTAAAGAAGGCGATCTTTATGGTCGCCTTTTTTATTTCTACTAAATACTAATATGATTAAACAATATATCGCTATTTTCTATGTTGCCATTTGCCTTGGAATTCTTATGTATTTCATGTGGCCCACAAAGAAAAATCAATTAGAATTTATAGAAGAAGAAATCAAAAAAGTTGAAACAAAACAAAAAATTCTTACTGAAAAAGAAAAAGAGTTAGAAAAACTTGCCACCGAAAAAGATTGGGAACAAGTAGATAAGGACTCTAATAAATAGTATTATGACAGTTACAAACTCACTTAGCAGACAACCTACAAAATTAGATTATGCTAGTCCTACACAGTTTAAGTTTAGTATTACTAAATTACCTAAAGTAGAATATTTTTGTACTTCAGTAAATATACCTGGTATTAATCTAGGTGAAACTACACAAGCAACACCACTAAAAAAGGTACCTATACCTGGAGATACACTAACTTATGAACCATTACAAATGACGTTTATGGTAGACGAAAATTTAGAAAACTTCCAAGAGATACACGGTTGGTTAGTTGGTTTAGGTTTTCCTAGAGATAATAAAGAATTTAGAAATTTACTATCTTCAGGTAATGATAGATTTCCTACTAGAAATACATCTAACATTTCTACTGAAGCTGGTAAAACAAAGTTTGCTGCGGCAGATGCAGGAGCAACATTATCTGATGCTACACTAACTGTACTTTCAAGTAAAAATAATGCACAATGTGAGATAAGATTTAGAGATGTGTACCCAACAGGACTTACTGGATTACAATATAATCAACAAGCAGCTGACGTAGATTATCTAACATCAACTGTATCATTTAGTTATTTAATATATGACTTTGCGAATGTAGGGTCATCTACAACATCAGTTACTACATCATAGACTTTACAAAATAAGGTTTTTGTGGTATACTATATATTATGGAGATATTATGGATTTAGAACAATTACAAGACTTGGCTGACAAGAAACTAAAAATTAACGATACAGAGTTAGATTTAGAATCATTAAAGACGCCTCAATTACACAACGAATTTTTAAAACACTTAACAAAGTTTAAGTTACTTTTAAGTAAAGCTCAAATAGAATATTACACACAAAGAAAACAAAAGTGGGAATACTATACTGGTAAAGCACCAGCAGAAGTATATGCACTTAAACCTTTCAACTTAAAGTTACTAAAAACAGATGTTGACAAATATTTAGAAGCTGATCCTGAATTAGCAAAGTATAAACAAAAAGTAGATTATATTCAAACAGTCGTAGATTTTTTAGATAGAACAATCAAGCAAATATCAAACCGTGGTTTTCAAATAAAGAATGCAATTGACTGGAGGAAGTTTACTAGTGGCGCAATCTAATAATGACAACTACCCGTTATTTAATCATAGATAAAGTAAACGAAGTACATCTTAAAATAGAAGCTGAGGCTGATATTCGTAGAGAACTTGGTGAGTATTTTACATTTGAAGTACCTGGGTTTAAATTTATGCCTCAATATCGTAATAGAGTTTGGGATGGTAAGATACGTTTATTCTCATATGCGACTGGTAAAATATATGCTGGTCTTTATCCTTATATAAAAAATTGGTGTAAAGAAAACAATGTACATATAGTTGATGGTACAAAAATTAAAGAAAAAACAGTTGACGATAGTAAGATTGACGACTTAATTAAAGCACTTAAATTACCACATGAAGTTAGAGATTATCAAAGAGAAGCATTTAAGTATTCTGTTGAAAAGGATAGATGTTTATTAGTATCGCCTACAGCTAGTGGTAAATCTCTCATAATCTATCTTATGTTGATATATAATTTATTACGACTAAAAGATACTAAAGAAGATAAAATCCTTGTTATAGTGCCCACTACATCGCTTGTAGAGCAGTTATTTAAGGACTTTAAAGATTATGGTTATAATAGTGAAAGAAATGTACATAGGATATATTCTGGCCATGAGAAAGAAACTAATAAGAGAGTTATTATATCTACTTGGCAATCAATATATCAATTACCTAAGAAATGGTTTAATCAATTTGGTATGATTGTAGGTGATGAGGCTCATCTATTTAAAGCTGTGTCGCTCACAAAATTAATGACAAAATTAGAAAAGACCAAATACAGAGTTGGATTGACAGGAACTTTAGATGGTAGTAAAACACATAAGTTAGTATTAGAAGGATTGTTTGGTCCTGTAAACAAAGTGGTATCTACTAGTGAATTAATGGAAACAGGTAAACTTGCTGAGTTAAAAATTATGTGTTTAATATTACAACATGACCAAACAGCTAGACACTTCTTAAAAGATAAGACATACCAAGAAGAAATGGACTACTTGGTATCTAATGAAAAAAGAAATAAATATATAAGAAACTTGGCGACTTCGCTAAATGGAAACACACTATGTTTATTTCAATATGTAGAAAAACATGGAAAGAACTTATATGAAACTATACGAGAACGAGCAACAGACAAACAAGTCTTTTACGTCTATGGAGGAGTTGACGCTGAACAGCGAGAAAAGATTAGAGAGATCACAGAGAAATCTGACAACGCCATTATCGTGGCTTCCTATGGGACTTTCTCTACGGGCATTAACATACGGAACTTGCATAACATTATTTTTGCTAGTCCTTCTAAATCTAGGATAAGAAATTTACAAAGTATTGGAAGAGGATTAAGATTAAAAGACGATAACAGCGCAGCTACTTTATATGATATAGCTGATGATATTTCATACAAAGATAAGGCGAATTATACACTTCAACACTTTAAAGAAAGAATAAATATATACAACAGCGAGGATTTTAATTACGAAATTCATAACGTGGAGTTAATCAATGGAAGCAAAAATACAACCAAATCCGATTAAGATAATCAAGTTAATTAATGGTGATGATATTGTTTGTTCATTACCGGCAGAACAGCTTGGTGATAAATCTCCTTTGTTGAGATTAAATAGACCTTTACAAGTTAAGTATATTCCTCAGTTTACAGCTCAGGGTTTAAAAGACTATGTAGCTTTAATAAAATGGTCTCCTTATACAAGAGATGCAATCTTAACTATTCCGAAAGATAAAATACTAACTATTGTAAATGCTAATCCTGATATGAGTAAAAGTTATGCGCATGTTGTTATAGGGTATGATAAATCGGAACCTTTGGCTAGAAAAGAGAAGCCTGCCGTATTTAAAAGAGAAAGATTAAGTGATGAAGATAATGATAAAGTTAATGAGATATTTGATGAAGAAGACCTTGACGATTATGACATTCCTACAAAGACTGTACACTAATAGACTCTATTCCTCTGATCGCTCAACAAGCTCATTGTACTACAGAATTATAAAAAAGTCAACCCTGATTTGGGTAGCTTAAAACATTGACATTTTTGATGAAAGGTGATATATTAATAAAATGAGTAAAGCAAAAAAAGAACATTACGTCAATAACAAAGAATTTTTAGAGGCTATGAAAGCCTACAGAAAAGGTGTAAACAAAGCGATAAGAGAGAAAAAAGATAAACCACCAGTTACTAATTATATTGGTAGTTGTTTTTTGAAGATAGCAAATCACTTATCTTATAGACCTAATTTTATAAACTATACATTTAGGGACGACATGGTTAGTGATGGTATTGAAAACTGTCTACAATACCTAGACAATTTTAATCCAGCTAAATCAAGTAATCCTTTCGCATACTTTACACAAATTATCTATTACGCATTTATAAGAAGAATACAAAAAGAAAAGAAACAAACTACTATTAAACACAAACTTATTATGGATAGTAATTATGATGATGTAGCTCTACAACCAGGTGATGATGCAGAATTTAAAAATCAATTTAGAGAATTCTTACAAAAGAATTTAAAGATGGACGACACTCAACCTAAAAAAGTTGAGAAGAAAGTTAAAAAGAAAAGAGTAAGAAAATCTACATCTAAATTATTTCACTAAAATATGAAAATAGCTTTGTTAAATGATACGCACTTTGGTGCGAGGAACGATAGTCCAGCCTTCTTGGATTATTTTATGCGTTTCTATAATGAGATATTTTTTCCATATCTAAAAGAAAACAATATAACAACACTTATACATTTAGGTGATGTTGTTGATAGAAGAAAATTTATTAACTTTAAAACAGCACATACCTTTAGAGAACACTTTATGCACCGATTGTATAAAGAAGGTATTGATACTCATATTATATTAGGTAACCATGACACTTATTATAAGAACACAAATGAAGTAAATGCGATTAAAGAATTATGTACCACTTATGATGGAATAAAAGAACCATGGATATATGAAAAGGCAACTACTATAAATTTTGGCGGCACCGATATTTGTCTTATACCTTGGATTTGTGATGATAATTACGAACACTCTGTACATGAAATAGAAAACACAAATGCTCAACTTGCGTTAGGTCATTTAGAGATTAAGGGTTTTGAAATGAATGCTGGTCATATGAATATGCAAGGTTTAGATAAGAGTATGTTTCATAGATTCGAAAAAGTATTATCTGGTCACTTTCATAAAAAATCTGATGATGGTCAAGTATTTTATCTAGGTACACAATACGAAATTACTTGGTCAGATTATAAGTGTCCAAAAGGGTTTCATATACTAGATACAGAAACTAGAGAACTAACTAGAATACCTAATCCAATTAGAATACATAAGAAACTAATATATAATGATAAAGAAAATGATTATCACAATATGGATTTATCACACTTTAAAGATACCTTTGTAAAAGTTTTTGTAACAAACAAAACAAACGAAGAAATGTTTAATAACTTAATTGATAAACTACATAATACTGTAGACACACACGAAGTTAATATTATAGAAGATTTAAATACAGACATAACAGCATCTGTTGGTGATGATGTATTACAACAAGGTGAAGATACATTAACTTTTTTAGGTAACTATGTAGAAAAAACAGATACTGATTTAGATAAAACTAAACTTAAAGAAGTTATGAAAGATTTATATACTGAAGCAAGTGAAAGGTAAAAGTGGATATAATACATTTGGGACAACATCTTTGTAAAGATGTAGTTAATGAACAACTAATTACTAATCTAAACAAACGTATAGATGATTTGCTTGATAAAAATGAACAAGTAGATTATACTAAATTATTATCTGCTAAGATAAAAACTGAGTATGATGTTGCTAATATATTAAAAGAAATTGATACATCGCAAGAGATACCTGGTCTTATTGAAAAGGCAGACGCCACATTTAATAATGATACTGCTTTTAAATGGAATGTAAAATTTCATAGTGCGTGGGGTAACGATCAAAAAGAGGGTGAATACCAAGTAGTACATACACACAGTGGTAATAGTTCCTTAGGTTATTCACTAATTTTATTTTTAAAAGTACCTGACTTTGGTCCTGAATATACAAACACGGTAAGGCCATTAAATGGTCGTACAGTTCTATTTAATAATGGTGGTGGTCAATCATCAAACAAAACTTTTATAATTGAACCTAATATTGGTGATATATATATTTTTCCATATGATATGCAACATATAGTATATCCGTTTATAGGTGATGGTGTAAGAAGAACAATAAGTTGTAATTTTGATTTGATAGGAATTAAATGATAGTATTTAAAAAGATTAGATGGAAGAACTTTCTATCTACAGGAAACAGCTTTGTTGAAATAGAACTAAACAAGTCACAAATGACTTTGATGATTGGCGCTAATGGCTCTGGTAAATCAACTATGTTAGACGCTTTAACTTTTGCGTTATTTAATAGACCCTTTAGACAAATTAAAAAAGAACAAATTATAAACACTATTAATAATGGTGAAACCATAGTAGAGT